GATCGAGAAGGGCAATGGTCAAGGCGCCCGGCTTCGCGGTGGCGAGTTGCGCCAGGCGCTGCCCCCCCTCGGGGGTCGTGAGTAGCTCGGCGAGCCGATCCACGTTCTTGCCCGCCTGCCAGTCGTCGAGCCGGTTCATGATGCGTGACGGTAGCTTGAATCCGCCGGTCGCGATCGCCGCGCCGCCCTCGCCCACCAGCCCGCGCCGGCGCAGCTCCTGCAGCGCCTCGTTGTTGAACGAGGTCTTCGAGCCAATGTCCTGCCGGGTGCCCGTCGCTTCCAGGATGTCGAGGAAGCGTGAGAAGCCCGCGTTCACTCGCTCACCATTCGGCAGGGCGCGGATCGCCGCCTCAATGTTCTCACGCTGCAGAGCGTTGCCCCGGATCGCTGCGGCGAACTTCGCTCCGCCCGCTTGATTGGGACCAGTCTGGAGGCGCTGCGTCGCCTCGGCGAACTCTGTACCGAGATGCATCCGGACGAGGTCGCGGGCCACCCCCGGGTTGCTCCGGGACAGCGCCTGCACCGTCGTCGTGACCTCCTTCGCCGTCCCCTCCCGGGGCTTGGTCGGGAAGAGCGCGGCAATCGCGTCGCTGACCTTGGGCGAGTTAGCGATGCGGCCGAGCGGTGAGCGGTCCACCGCCTCGCGACCCTGATAGGCCACCGCGAGGCGCTGGAGGCGCTGGCGAGCTTCCGGCAGCTGCGCGAGCAGATCCTCGTTCCGGCGCATCGCGGCCCGGATCGTCGTGGCGGACGCGCCGCCCTCGGCTCCCCCAACCTCGTCGAGGATTCGGGTGACCTCGCGGTCCTGGAAGGCGCGGCGCGCTTCCGGGGTCGCGTTGGCCAGGAACTCGCGCGCGGCGGTCGCGCCCTGGACCGCGCCCGGGACCTGTTCGGCCGGCGTCGCCATCCGGCCGGTGCGGGGGTCCCGCTGCACGACGCGGGCAAGCGGGGTGTTGCCCGAGAAGGGCTCAAGGGGACGGCTGTTGGCCGCAAAGCGTGCATCGGCGGTCGCCATCTCGGGCACCGACTTCAGCACGTTGTCGAGGGCGGAGCGCGCGGCCTGGAGGCGGCTCGCCTTCACGCCATCGCCCATGTCCGTCGCGGTGCGGATGTCCTGGTCGAGGCGCTCGCGGGCCTGATGCAGCCCGTCCACCGTCATGTCGGTTTCGCGGCCGGCCGGCCCGAACAGATTGCGCCGGGCCGCCTGCAGAGAGGCGCGCACGTCACCCTTCGCGGTGCGCAGCGCGTCGTCGATCGCGTCGAGCGCGGCCTGCGGATTGACCTGCCCGAACCGAACGCTCGGGATCTCTTCCGTGATCGTGGTCGACTTCACGTAGGGCTTGAGCGGCCCCTTCATGCGGCTGACGACGTGCTCATAGGCGTCGAGCGGGTCGCGGATCTCGCCGCGCATCACGGCACCGACGACGCGGCTCCGAATGTCGGGATGCACCCCGGCCGGGTCGATCCCGGCACGGGTCAGGTCCTCGTCGAGGCGCGATTCCGCAGTCGCGAGCGCGGCGTCGTACTCGTCGCGGCCACGACTGGCCTCGGAGCGGCCCTTCGGGCGGCCCTGGGCATCCATCGGGTAGGACGGCACGCCGCGCTGTTCGTTCTGGAGCTTGCGCAGCAGCTCGGACGAGATGTCCCGTGCCATGCCGCCGTCGGCATCGGGCCGGAAGTAGCCCTCCTCGATCAGACGCTCGCGCCAGAAATTGTCGAGGCTCTTCCCGTCGGGCCGCGCGACCTTACCCACGCCCGGCACGATGAAGCGTTGCAGGTCCGTGGCGGCGGCGTCGCCGTCCAGGCGCAGACCGCCGTTGCGCGCAATGAAGCGCGCGAGGCTTTCCGGACCGGGCTCGGCTTCGACGGCGCCGGGGCGCTCGAACGGCTCCACCGGGCGCGGCGCGTCGGCCTCGAACTGGGGTCGCGCGTAGGCCGGCTGGGTCACGATCGGCTCGCCCGGGCGCTCCACCGTGACGGTGCCCTCGATTCCCGCGTTCTCGGGCACGGCCCGGGCGGCGGCATAGTCGGTCGCGGCCTGCTCGGTACGGGTCGCTTCGCGCGCGTCCGCGACCTGCCGCATCTCCTGCTGGATGACCTGCCCGGCGCGTTCCGGCGACACGCGCGGACCCGTGGCCTGGGTCGCGCGGATCACGGCCTGGCCTTCGGGCGTGCCCGCCACGCCGGCCCGGGCCGCGGCCTGGACGTCGGTGCCGACCTGGGTCGGGCTGGGTCCGGCCGGCGCGACGCGGTCGAGCGCACCGCCGCCGGCCGCGCGGATCTGCTCGGCCCGCTTCCCGAAGAAGTCGGCCAAGCCGCCTTGGCCCTCGACCACGCGCAGCAGATCGCCCGCGCGGCGCGGCCCGAGGACCTGCTGCGCGGCCTCCGCCCACGTCAGATCGATCGGGGTGGCGCGTCCGTCGGCCCCGCGGAGCGCGGCGCCGTTGTCGACCACGGCCTGGATCTTCTGGAGCTCGTCGGGCGTGATGCTCCCGAACGACTTGTCGAACAGTCGTTCGGCGGTCGAGGGGCGGCCATGGAGCGCGCCAGCCGCACCGGCCGCCAGCGCGACACCGCCGCGGGCCCACGGCTCCAGATCGGTGCCCTTCGTGGCTTGCCCCGCTGCCTCGCTCGCCACGGCCGGAATCAGCGCGTTCTTGGTCAGCGCGACCGCCGTCTTGCCTGCGCCGGGCAGGAACTCCGCGATGGTGCCGGCGAACTCGCCCGCGGTCGTCTGCGGCTTGTAGAGGGGCTGGGTCACCGCCTCGAGGCCCTTGATGGCGGACTCGCCCGGCTTCGGCAGATCGGAGGGCGACGGCACGCTACCGATGGAGCGCGTGTCGACGCCGAGATCCGAGTTGGGCGTCCCGCCGAACAGGCGGATCGCGCCGCGCGCTGCCGCGCCCGCGCCGGCATCGGCCAGACCGTAGAGGGTCTGGGGCAGGTCGACCGCACCTGCCGCACCTTTGATGATGCCGGCACCGGCGGACTGAATCACGTCACCCGCCACCGAGGCCGCACGGCTGAGCGCGGACGGTTCGGCCGGCCGGGCGTCCGGCACGTCGTCGAACAGGCCGCCTCGCGCGGGAGCCGCCGCCGGAGCGGCCGCAGCCTTCGGAGCGTCGGGGACGTCGTCGAACAGACCCATCAGTCGTCCAGCCTCTTCGGATCGATGCCGTAGGCGCGCAGGCGCTCGGCGATCACCGTCTTGTCCTTACCATCCGCCACGGCTGCCTTGGCATCGGACAGGGCCCGGGCCGCGCTGTACCCATCCGGCAGCGATACGCGATCAGCACCCTTCGCCACCGGCGGGGACGCCGGAGCCGCGCTGCTGCCGGCCGCCGTTCCGGCCCCGCCGCCCCGGTATTCCTTGAACCGGGCGAAGGGGCTGGGCAGGGCGCGGATGGCCTGATCGGCCTCGGCCTGGCTGACCTCGCCGCGCAGGGCCTTGCCCGCGATCTCTCCAGCCTGGGCCTGATAGTCGGCCAGCCCGCGGAAGGTGTCGGCGATGATCGCGTTGCCCTCTCGGGTCTTGAGCAGCGACGGGAGCGAGTTGCGGAACGCCTTGCCCTCGGCGTCCGAGGTCGAGCCGGAGCCCGGCACCCGCATGCGCGGCACGAGCTTGTCGGCCAGCGCGGTGAAAGCTTCCATCGACTCCATCTTGCCGCCGGCGAGCTTGGTGGCGACGTCGTCCATGCCGGCCGCCTTGGCGTACTGCGCCAGCCCGAGGCGGGTCTCGGCGAGCTTGCCCGACGCAAAGTCCTGCGCGAGGGCGGACATGGTGTCGATGTCGGCCCGCAGCGGCACGGCGTTGTCGGCCGCGTCGACCATCTCGCCGTAGCGCTTGGCCTGGATCTCGCTCGCCTTTTCCGCGAACTTGCCCGCGCCCTTGGTGTCGACGTTGACCTCGGTCTTGGAGCCGCCGATGCCGAACGGCTTACCGTCGGCGCCCATGCCCGCCGCTGCCCCGTCCGGCACGCCATAGGCGCGGCGCTCGTCGGCCGTGAGCGGACGCGGCTGCTGGCCCGGGCGGATCACCTGCACATCGGCAGGGTTGGCCGGGTTCACCGCCAGCAGCGTGCCGTCCTGCATGGTCTGCATCGAGTACTTGGTCTCGGTCTCCTTGTTCGGCGCCGTGAACACGGGCTGCCGGGTGACCGGGTCGAACAGGACGTTGCCCGGCGCCACGGTCTGGAGCTTCGTCGCGTCCTTGTCCTGGCCCTGGTAGATGACCTGCCCCGTGGCGGTGTCGACCACCGCGTTGCCCACCGTGGTGGTGGAGCGCTTGCCCTGACCCACCGGGACGATCTGGGCCGTGCGCTCGTTGAACAGCACGGGCTGGTCGCCCATCTGCTGCAGTTTCCACGGGCTGGCCTGCCCCTTCATCATCTCCCCGTAGATCTGGGTCGCCATCGGCCGGGTGACGGGGTTCTTCCACGCGGCCTGGAGCGCAGCGGCCTGCTCGGGCGACATGCGCGAGGCGGTGGTGCCGAACCCGGCGAAGCCCTGCGGCGCAGCGGGGGCAGCCGGAGCCGCCACAGGAGCGGCCGGCGCCGTGGCGCCCTGGCCCGGGACGAAAAAGCCTGCCGGGCGCGCATCCGGCGCCGGCATGTCGGCCTCGGCCGTAGCGGCGGGCGCGCCGGCCGGCATCATGCCCATGCGCTGCTCCAGCGCCTGGGTCTGGGCCTCGTTCTCGGCGACCTGGACCGGACGCTGGGCCGCGAATGCCGGCGGGGCCGCCGCCACCATGCTCGGAACACTAGGAGCACCTGCCGCGGTCGCTGCCGGGGCGTCGCCGCCGAGCTTGGCGAGATAGGCCCGGGTCGAGTTCAGCCGCGCCGCCGCCTCACCGCCGGGCCGGTTGTAGCCCGCGAACTTCCAGGCGTCCGCCATCAGGCGGTTGGCCTCCTCGGGCGACTTGGCGTTCTGCAAGGCCAGGGTGAGGTCGGGGTTCTCGGTCAGGGTGAACTTCGCCTGCGCGACGACCGGGTCCTGCGCACCGGCCGTGAGCCGGCGCATGTTGGCGAACCGGTCACCGCGCCAGGACAGGATCCCGCCCGACGTGCCGGGAGCGCCGCTTTCGCTCGGGTCCGACCACGACCCGTTGATGTTGTTGCCCTTGTACCCGCTTTCGTGGGCGGCGTAGGCCGCCACCGCGGCGAGGCCGTAGGGGTTGGTCAGGCCGCCGTCCTTCAGCGCGCCGATGAACCGCTTCTCGGTGTCGCCGCCGGCGCCGGGCGTGCGCATCGAGGCCTGCCCGCCCGCGAAGGCGGGCACGGCGTTGCCGGCCGGCCCCGGGCCCTGACCGATGGTGCCGAGCGTGGTGCCAGGGGCGACCGTGGCGGCCGGCGCCGGGTTGAGCCCGAGCAGCTGCCCGAAGATCGCCGGCGCCTCGTCCTCCTGCGCCTGCTTGCGCGCCGCATCGTAGGATTTCCCGAAGGAATCCCCGATGCCGGTGATCATGCTGTAGATGCTGGTGCCGCCGCTCATCAGGTCACCCGAAGATCGAGAAGGCAGAGGTCAGGTTCTTGCCGATGTTGCTGACCGCGTTGCCGTTGCCGGCGAGGCCTCCGAAGGCGGAGCCGGCGAGGTTGGCCACGCCCAGCAGGGCGCCGAGCTTGTTCTCGTTGGCTTTCTGCTCCGCCTCGCCGACCTTGTAGGCGCCCTGCGCCACGGCGTTACCGGCGTTGACGTCGATGCCGGCCTTGCCCGCCCCGGTCTGGTAGGCGAGGCTGCCCAGCGCCCCGAGCGTGCCGGCCTGACCCTGGGTCGCGGCGAGGGTCTTGCCGTCATAGCCCGAGAGGTTCTGGAGCCAGGTGTTGAAATCCTGGGAGGCAAGGCCGGTCGCGAACTTCATCGCGTCGGTGTCGGCGTTGCCCGAGGCGAGGGTGCCGTTGACCGCGCGGGTGCGCTGGAGGCCCTGGAGGCCTTGATCCAGGTTAAAGGTGTAGCCCGGGGTCGCGGTGTAGGCGGTGCGGGCCGCGGTGCTCGCGTCCTTTCCGTTCAGACCCAGCGCATCGGCGTAGAGCTTCGAGCCCTGGCCGTAGCTCGTCGCGAGATTGCCGAAGAGGCCGCCGGCCTGCCCGTACAGGTCCGCCGCCTGGTCATACCCCTGGTCGAGCTGATCCTTGCCCTGGATCTGGCCGGTCTGGATCGCCTTCGCGGCGGTCGCGACGGCGTCCTTGGTTGGCTTCGCGCTGAACGCGCCGAAAAGCCCCATGACAGGCTCCTACTTTTGTTCGAGGGCGGAGATGCGGGCCTCCTGAGCGACGAGCGCGGCGAGGAGAGCCTGCAGGAAGGTGAACCACTCGCGGTTCAGCACGCCGGTCGAGGCGACGACGGCGGGAGCCTGCGGGGACGGGGTCGTCGGGAGCGTGCTCATTCGGTGCGGGCCTCGACTGCCATCGCGCCGCCCAGCAGGGCGCAGTAGACCGGATCGGACACGTCGATGCGCCAGATCCGGCCCTGCACCCCGGTCAGGCCAGTGCGCAGGACGTTGATGCGGGTGCGGGTCTCGCCCTGGCGGCCGAGCGCGCGGCGCAGCGGGTTCGACCACGTCACCCCGCCATCGTCCGACCAGGAGATCAGGACGACCGGATCGCGGATGGTCGGATCGGCGGAGAGCCGCCCGATGCCGAGCACGAAGTCGAAGTCGGCCCGCGGGATCTGGAGGCGCTGGGGGAAGCCCTGGCCCGGCAGGCTCTCCACGCGGAAGCGCAGCGGCGCCCCGTCCTCGTCGAACACGTCCTCGCGGACCTCGAGGAGACCGGTGCCGATGCTGTCGCCGATCAGCCAGCGGCCGAACGCGTTCACGCTCTGGGTGCCGCGCCACCGCTCCAGTCCGGCGCTGGCCCGCTCGAACCACTGCTCCGTGGTCAGGTCATAGACCCAGGTCCGGCCCGGCATCGAGACGACCCAGAACGCGTGGCCGCCGATCAGGTGGACCGAGGCTTCGATCGCGGTCCGGTCGACCTTTGCCGCCGCGGCGAGATCTCGTTCGACGTCATGGTTCGAGACGCGGGCCGGGGCGTAGCCCGACAGCTTGTAGACGACGGAATCGTCGCCGACCCAGAGCATCTCGTTCGACCAGCCCTCCTCGTGGCCGGCGACGGCCCACGGCCCGATCAGGCCGCGCGGGATGCCGGTGACGCGGGCGAGCGGAAAGCCGTTGGCCTGCGCCTGGCCGCCGTAGACGCCGATCCCGGACGGGCCGAACAGGAACAGCTCGTCGCGAAACGCGATGCCGCGCAGCAGCCCGCCGGGCCGTGCCTGCTCCGTGGTCTTGTCCAGGGTGTTGAACGTGGTCGCGTTCACCCCGGAGGCGAAGCAGGTCCCGTCGCCGGCCGTGAAGAACAGAAACCCGAACAGCTCGCAGACCGAGTTGGGCTGGGGCAGGGCGTCCGGGATGATCAGGGGCTGGGGCTGGCCGTCGAGGCTAAGCTTGTAGGCGCCGTATTCGGTCGTCGCGACGATGTCCGGCACCGGGGCGCGGTTGTTGCGCCCGATCGTGATGCGCTGCGAGCCGGGCAGAGGCCCGAGCACCCGCACCGTGCCGTCCTCGGAGATCCGGGCGACCTGGTCGCGATAGCCGGCGAGCACGTTGGCGCCGATCCCGCGCATGCCGCGCGGCCCGCGCAGCCCCGTGTCGACGAACCGGCCGAGACCGGGCGCGCGGCGTCGGGACACCGGCGCGCGGGCGCCGTCGCCGAGCTTTTCGACGAACGCGTTGATGAGCCGGCCCGAGCCCTCCGCATCGGAGAGCCCCGGGCGCGACGAGAGCGGCCAAGCGATCGCGGGCATCAGCAGCGCCCGCGGCGCGTGCGGCATCCGCCCCAGAACGGATCGATCCGCATCGGGGGCCGGGCGTCGTAGACCTTGTAGGCCAACTGCAGGGCGGTGCGGGCCCGTTCGGCGTTCGCCATCAGCTCCTGCGCCCGGGTGCCGCCGATGCCGAACGGCACCATCGCGGCCTCGGCGATGATCGCGGCGAGCGGCAGGTACACCGCGTCGTCGATCTCATCGCCGTTCACCTTCGCGACCTCGTCGGCGAGGAGCTGGGCGCACACCGGCTCGATCAGGTCGTCGATCTCGGCCCGGTCCTCGTCGGACACGGACTGGCCGGCCGCGAGCACCCCGACGTCCTTCAGGACGCGTTTGATCAGGTCCTCGCGGGTGCGCATGCTACTTGGCCGCCTTGGAGGCCTTCGGCGCCGTGGCGGCGTCGAGGTCGGCGCGGGCCTGGGCGAGCTCGGTGCGGAGCGTCTCCAGGTCGGCGTTCGCCGCGTCGCGCTCTTCCACCGCGAACCCGCCATCGGCCTGGGCCTTGGCGAGCTGCGCCTGCAGTTCGGTCAGGGCGGTGGTGGCGTGGTCGAGCGCGGCGAGGGTGTCGGCATGCGCGGCGCGGGCCGTCTCGACCTCGGCAAGGGCCGCATCGCGCGCGGCCTCGACGGTCTCGATCTCGTCGACCAGCTTCTCGTTCTCGGCCGAGCCGGTCGCGATGATGTCGCCGAGGCGGGCGATCTCGGCGAGCGCGTTGGTGAGGTCGGCGTTGAGAACGGCGGTCGGCTGCCCGCTCGTCTCGTCCTGCAGGACGAGCACGGCCGGGGAGGGGCGACCATCCACACGGGCGGTCAGCGCCTCGGCGGTCGCCAGGGTCGGATCGGCGATGCAGTCGGGGGAGGCGTGCCAGCCGTCGGGCAGGGCCTCGCCGGGGGCAAGGTCGAAGATCTCGGCGGACCCGTCGGGCTTATAGCCCCAGGTCGGGGTGGTCTCGTTCATCATGGGCCTCGTCTGCTGCGGGGCCGGGCCCCAGAACGACGAAGGGCGCCACGAGGGCGCCCTTTCGTCTTAGCGGTGGTGGGATGGCATCAGCCGGCGAGGCGGACGGCGAGATCCGGGTAGATCGCCTCCCAGCCGAACAGGATGTCGGCGCGGACGATTTCGGCATCGGAGTTGATGTCGTAGTCCTTCACCAGACGGATCGAGAGGCCCTCGGCGCTCTCCTGGGCCTTCCACAGCACGCTGTCGGGCATCTCCAGCGGGACGGTGACCATGGCCAGGGCGTTCTTGTGGAAGCAGAGGTTCTGCGGGAACACCTGGTTGGCCGCGCCCACGATGGTGATCGGGGCGCTGTCGGCCGGGGCTGCCGAGACGGTCTGGTACGGGCCCGAGACGATGATCGCGGGCGAGATCGTCAGGGCCGCGTTGCCCGAGGCGTCGGAGTTGGCGACCGAGCGGACCACGAACTGCTGGAGGTAGGGCAGCACGGTCTTGCCGGTGCCGCCCTCGCCCGGGACCGGGTTGACCGCGAACACGCCGCCGATGGTGAAGACGTCGCCCTCGCGGAGCACGCCGGCCGAAGAGGCCGTCCAGCCCTTGGTCGAGAGGGTCTGCACGCCCGTCTTCATCACGTCGCGGTAGAGGGACACCTGGCCGGCGCCGTTCACGAGCGGGGTGCCCGCCTTGGTGCCGACGGTGTGGCTGCGCAGGTTCACCGACTCGTGGGTGTTGAGGCCGGCGAGGTTGCCGATCTCACCGGTGGCCCAGGCGTCCGCAGCCTGCTGGGGCATGTTGAGCGTGGTCAGGGTGCCGGCGATCTTGTGGAAGGCCTCCGAGGTCATCACCGCGCGGCGATCCTGCTTCGGGACGGCCATCTCGGTCATGCGCTGGGCGACGGCACCGGCCGCGGCGTAGTTCGCCGGAGTGGTGCCGGGCGTGCCGACCACGTTCCAGATCTTGCGGTAGAGCGCGGCACCATAGGTGTCGACGGTCTGGGCCAGCGTGATCATGGCGGGCTTCACGTAGCGCTCGGAGTAGTCCTCGATCGAAAGCGTGAGGTCCTGGGTGCTGAAGTTCCAGGAGACGTGCTTGCGCTGGTCGATCTTGATCGAGGTGCTGCCTTCCTCGACGTCCTGGTTCTGGCGGGTCGAACCATCCTGGGTCACGAACTTGACCGGCTTGCGGATGGTGACGGTGTCGCCGACCTTGGCGAACTCCTTCTTGTACTGGCGATGGGCCAGCTTACCGAAGACGAGCGCGTTCTTCAGCTGCATCAGCGCTTCTTTGGCGATGACGGAGGGGACGAGCAGGGGGGTATTGGGCATGGGTCGAGGTGTCCTTCAGACAGGGAGGGGGATCAGCGCTTGCCCGCGCGCCACTTCTCGTACTCGGCGAAGGACATCTTCGACGGGTCGGGACCGGGTGCGGCGGAGCCGATTACGGGCTTCGCAGGGGCAGGGGCGGCGGTGGCTTTGTTGGGCTTCGCCAGGGTCAGGCGTGCCTCGAGCGCGCCCACGGCCTTGGCGGCCTGGAGCGGGCTCATCCCGTTGAGCCGGGTCAGCTCGGCGGGGGTCTTCGCGAGGTAGTAGGTGAGCAACCCACCCTTCTCGCTTTCGATGATCAGCTCCTCGACGTGGGGGCTGATCTTCTGGCCGGCGGCCGCCTTCACGACTGCGTCGAAGTCCGAGATGGCTTCCCGGGCATCTTCCCTGCGGTCTTTGTAGGCCTCGATCGCCGCTTCCCGGGCCTGCACCTGGGCGCGCGACGCGTGGGCGTCCCGCTCGTTCAGGCGCTGCTCGGCGAGGACCTTGGCGACACGGTAATCCGCCTTGGCATCCTCGAACGCGGCATAGTCCTCGAAGTCGGCTTCCTTCGGGGCCGCACCGATCTCTTTCTCGATGGCCGCCTTCCGGTCGCCACTGTCGCCCGTCGGCGCACTGCGGCTCAGGAGATCGGCCTTTTCGGCTTCGAGTCGGGCGATCCGCTCCTGCATCCGCTGGATGCCGGAACGCTTCTTGGGCTTCTCCGCGTCGCCTTCCTCCTCGCCTTCGCCCTCCGGGGCTTCGGGCTTCGGGGTCGGGTTGGCCGGATCGGCCTGCTCTGTCCCTGGCTGTACGACCTCGGCGCCTTCGGCCTGCTGGCCTCCGGGAGCTTCGGTCGCGTCCGAGACCTCGCCACCTGCCGCTGGCGTTTCCGCCGGCGCGCCCAGCACGATCAGGTCCTCGTCCATGTGGTTCGTCCATGAAAAAACCCGCCCTGGTGAGGGGCGGGTGCGGGCATCATCGCGGCCTGCGCGTCATGCACTGGCCTGCGTGAAGGGGAGCGGACGTGCGTCGAGCCCAGATCGGGGCGGCTGGCACGTCGGAAATGGGGGGCTGGCGCGAGCAGGGCCGATGCGGCCCACGCGTCTCGTGACAGGTAGCTATTGCGCGCAGATTGCCTGTGAGGTCAAGCGCGTTCGCCGAGGAACTGCCGTCGGGCGAAGGGGGCAGCGCCCGACCGTCAGACACAGTGGACTGCTCAAAAATTAAGCGCCGTGTTATCGAATGTAATCGCGCAGCATGTCACAAATGATCAGGTAGAGGCCAAATGCGTGGCTCGCAGGTTGCGCGTTAAGCTCGAAGGAGCATTGCAGTGAACGATATCGGGGCAATCACGAGTCAGATTGAGACGCAGTCAAATGCTGACCCGAAATGGCGCGATCGCCTGTTGATTGCTCTCGTCGCTTTCGGCGGAGTTCTCACAATGCTTTGGACAGGCGTTGTTGCGTATGGCCTAGGGTGGCTGGCCTGGTATCTACTGAGCTGAACTATCTATCTGCGCTAGGGCACCAGCGGGGCGTTGGCGGCCTCTTCAACCAGCCACGCGACACCGATGAGATAGGCAATCCCGACCCAAATCATCGCCTCTACTCCCGCTCACCGACCGCCCTGCACTCTACCGAAGCATTGCAGTGGGATGGTTAAAACGCGGGATGGTGCCGCCGAGATCCCGTTCGTTGGTTAACAGTCCCAAACAAGCAAGCGACGAGCGCCCGACCGTCTAGCATGCTGTTGCCGGGGTAGGTACGCCAAAATAGGTACCGCGCGGATACGTGACTTGCATTGTGGTGCGGTAGCAGCATGTAGCCCCACTGGAGGGCCGAAAATGCTGAAGTCGATGCTCATCACCGCCATTCTTGGCCTATGGCTTAGATCAACGAAGGCAGCCTGCGCGCTGACGGTGATCAGTGCAGTCGCTGTTGCAGCCGTCAGCTACGTTTCGACCTACCGTGATCTCGGCTCTATACGAACGATGGCCGACCTATGGAGCATCATGGGTTCCGGAAGCGTGGCTTATCTGTTCGGTGCCTTGCTGCTTTGAGAGACGGCAAGGCCTACGTTCGACTCTCGTTCGATCAATGAAGGCCGTCCGGCATGCTGTTACCGGTCAGGGCGTCAGGCCGTGAGGCGATCACGCTTCCACTCAGCCAAGACCGTAGAGAGCAGTGCATGTCCCTGGTTTGCTGGGTGAAGGCCGATGCGGTCGCCGACGTAGGTGATGGGTACGATGTCCCCCTGCGCCCGTGCCTTGTTGACTGCCGGGAATAGGGTGGCGGTGTACGGCCCCGTCCCTGAGATGGCGCGCACGTAGCCGGCGCCCGTGTTCACGGTCGGGTCGAGCACCACGTACTCATAAAGGCTCGGCTGCTCATTGAACTGGATCGTGGAGGCATTCGCTACGTAGGCCGCCGCCAATGTCCGTGTGACGCCCGTGGACTTGATCTTGTCGCGGTTGGTAGTTTGATCGTAGGCGTAATCCCGGTTCATGTTCACGATGGACGTGATCTGCGGGAAGTAGTTCGCGAGGAGATCGGCGTCGAAACCGGCGAAGCGCGTGCTGGTGACGTCCGTGCCCGTCGCCGGCTGGCCCGCCAGGGTTGTCGCGAAGTCGGTCGACCGGGGCGCAGGGATTGGCCGCGTCTGGTGGAGCTTCGCGTTCGTGTCGCCCCAGTTTCGGCTCTCGGTCAGTATTAGATCATAATACTGTGAGAAGCTGGCGCGGTAGTTCGCGTCCAGAACGTTCCCGTTGTTATAGTGGTCGGTCCCGATGTCGGTATAGGGCCGGTTCGGCAGCCGCTTGATGAGGTCGAGCTTGCGGTTCCAGCCCGTGCGGAGCTTCCATTCTGGAATGCCGGTCCCTGGCACGCCCGTGATACCGCAGGGCGCGCGACCGCCGATGGTGCTCTCGTCCATAGCCAGGGCGATGAAGCCGAGGGACAGCATCGGCGTATCAAGGTAACGCTCAAGGACGCTGCGCCCGAAGCCCTTGCTGTCGGTGAGCCACCAGAACACGCGCGTGGCGAGGCCGTTCTTGGGCTTGGCCACGATGAAAGCGGGCGTATACATGCCGCCCCCAGTCCTGGCATCGGTGCCGCTCAGAGCCCCCGTCGTATTGAGCGCCCCGATATAGGAGGTGGACTGCCCCAGGCAGGCATCCAGTCGGCCAGCCACGGCGGTCGGTGCAATGCCCGCAATCATTGAGGCGCCTGCCGCAACATTCAGCACCGACGTGAACAGCATCTTGGTGCCGGCCGGCACATCGACGTTGAACGCCCAGGCCACGAGAACGCCGACGTCGTTCGTTGAGGGGTTGAGGGTGAAGGATGAGGCGCCGTTGTAGCTGACCGTCGCATCCGAAACCGTGACGGATGCGGTCACCCATGAGCCGCCAATGAAAGCATGGCAGGCCAGCCCTTCGAAATTGATCGGGCTCGGTGCCGCCACCTCGCTTGGGGTTGTCCCGTCCGCCTTGGTGTAGTGGCTTGGAAGGCCTGCCATGAACTCGCGCGCGACGTAGGGCGGCGAATACCACTCCATCCGGTGGACTTGGCTCTCAAGGCCAGCCGCGACGGCTCCCACGACGATGGCGGGCCGGGGCCGGCTGGAGGCGAACCGATAGCCAGTCGTGCCGAGGAACCCTGTCTCGGCCGCATTCGCCGTCACAGCGATCTCGGCCGTCCGCACGCTCTCGCCCACACCGTTCTTGGCGCTGAGCTGGTAGATGTACGTCGTGCCGTTGGTCAGGCCGGTATCAACGTAGGGCGACCCGGTCGTGATGAAGCCGACAAGCTGCAGGTTGCCCGAGCTCGTGCCGCGATAGAGGCCGTGGCTGGTTATGGCAGATCCACCATTGGCGCCGTCGGTCCATGCGATGGAGACCTGCCCGTTGCCGGCGGTGAGCGTCATGGTCGGCGCGGCCGGGGCGACGACCTGGCCCGGGCCGGCATCGAGGCGGGCGGTCCCGTCGATCACGTAGGACTGGCCCGGCTGCTTCACGGTGGTGAAGGACGCCTTGCCCTGCGCGTCCACGGTCACAGTCTCGACGGCGCCACCGCCGGCCGTGACGTTGAAGAGCGAGGCCGAGGTCCCAGGCTTGAGCCCGCTGGCGCTCGGCCGGCCGCTGGTGTCGGTGGTCGCGGAGCCAGCGCCGGAGCGCCCGCCGCCGAAGACGGTGAAGGGGAAGCGCTGACCCATGGCGGTTACGCCAGGACAGTGACGACGACGGTGGCGGTGGTGCCCGCCACGTTGAGGTCGGTGACCTCGATGTCGTCGATCTGGGCGTGCCCATCCTTGGCGCGGACCGGATAGAGCGAGCCGTCCGACATCACGAGCATGGCGATGCCGTCGGCGCTGCAGGCGATGCCGACGCCGGATCCGGACGGCACACCGCCCTTGTTCGGGGTGATGACGCGCGCGGTCTTGTACTTGGCGGCCATGGTGGTGGCTCCATTCGGTAGGGATGCGAGGTGAGCGAGGAGTGGCGGGCCGGCGCGCTACTGCGTCGGGTCGGCCGCGAAGAGGTTGACCTTGGTGGCGCCGGCGGCGGCCCCGAACAGGTCGAAGTTGATCAGGCTGGCCAGGGACAGGAGCGTCGCCGGCAGGGTGCGCGAACGCTGCGCCTTGATCGTCACCGCGGTGTGGGTGTCGGTCCCGGCCTGCGCGTCGCTGGTGAAGGCGCGGCTGATGATCTGCACGACGACAGGCGTTCCCGTGTCCTCGACCATGTACGTGATGGGCGGGACCTTGCCTGCTGCGCAGATGATCGGCCGAGCGAAGACCCAGGTGACGGTGCCATCCGTTGCGGTCGTCATCACCGTTCGTTGCACCCGTGCGGCGTGGGTGTGATCCTCGCGCGCGAACCTCGGCGAGGTCCCCTTTCCGCTGTCGAGCGCTGTCGCGGGCGGCGTTGCGGTGGCGGCAGCCGGCACCATGGCCGAGATCATGGCCTCGACCAGCTGCTGGCTCTGGCCCGTCCCATACCCGGGCATGATCAGCCCCCGACGCCGGTGGTGATCTCGACCGACGGCGTGCCCGACTCCACCGCCAGGGCGACGAAGTGCTCGGACTGCTGGACGGTCCAGTACTCGACCGCGCCCGGGGCGATGCCGGCCGAGCCGCCGGTCGCGCCCGGGATCGCAGCGACGACATCGGCCTTGCCGAACTGGACGAAGACTTCGACCGTGCCGCGGTTGCGCACGCGCACCTGGCAGCCGCTGCCCGAGGGTGCGCCAGCGAGGCGTACCGCGGTACCGGCGGCGGTCACGGCAGAAAGGCGGAGGGTCGCCGCAGCGTTGGGGCGGAAGGGCTGTACGTCGGACATCAGGCGCCTGCCATCATCGAAGCGGCGGGCTCGCCCATCGCGCTCGGGTCAAAAGAAAAGGCGCCCTGGGGCGCC